CAAGACCTCAGCGAGCGGGTTTTACTGTCCGACGCTGCTGAGTACGCTAGGCTTAGAGATATCCCCTTTGATGCTAACAAGCGGCGTGCAGACCTTAACCCAGAGGAACGGGAAGTTTTTGAAATAGTTAGCCGCACCAGATACCAGAAACTCGGCGGTAGTCAGTCAAACCTGCCGGGAGTAAAGGCTACAGTGGCCGCACAGGGAAAGGCGGATATAAAACAAGCAGAAACTGAGGCAAAAGCAGCCACTGTTGCAGTAAATAAAGCAGAACGAGGGGCCTACGCCGAAGATAAGAGCCGGGTATCCGCAGCCAAAAAAGCTGTGGCCGAAGCTAAACGAGAGGCAGTTGCAGCTAGAAAAACAGCGGACGCTGCGCTAAAAGCTAGATCAACCGGGAGAGACACCCAAGAAGGGTTAGACTTTGCCCCTGTTGTGGAGAACCCAGAAGTTACCGCGGCTAATGCTAGGGAACGAGATGCCCTTATGCGCCTGCAAGCGGTTGAGACTGTGAGTGCTCGATATGAAGACTTTGAGTCTAGCCCACCGTCCAACGCCGACACTGAAATAGAAGCGGAGTACCAGACACTAGTAGACCAAGCCCCAGATACACGGCAGGGTGATATTTTTGATGGTGTGCCCGGGGAGCAAACTAGAGGCCCCCTAGTAGGCCGAGCTCTTAACAAATTTATAAACGACCAAGGGCTAAACGCTAATGCCCCTACGAAGGCTATCTTCGCAGGGAAAGACTTAGCTGTACCTGAACAACGGCAGGGAATAGTTGCTGGGTTGTACGCAGCCGCAGAAAAATCTAACAGCAAAGACTTATCCACTAAGTACGATACCCTTGCACGTAAGTTAGAGGGGAAGGAATCAGCTCCGGCTGGGGAAGTAGTAGTCGATCCAACCGTTTCACAGGAGCCCAATGCGCGGACCACATCGCAACCCAATAATGAAACCGAAAACGGAACACAGGAAAGAAATGCTACACAAGAGCCAGTCGCAGATGAACAATCTAAGACTAAGAAGGCTGCTGAAGATGCCGACTCCAATGTTGACCCAAGATATATTTCGGAAGCCCTCTTACCTAACAAGGCCCCCGCGTTTAAGGGCAACCCGCTTAGTGCCAAGATAACGGAACTAATGTTACAGGGCGCTAGTTTTAACGCTGTTTTAGATGCTCTAATTCCTACTTTGAAAGGCCCTGCTCAACGGCTGATGCGTAAGATACGTAGCCAGAACTTAACCCCTACGATAGAGGTTGCTCCTACTGAAACAGGAACTAGCGGGTACTACAACCCAAGCACAAACACTATAGGACTTAACCCCGAGAACGGGTTAACCGAAGGCACGTTCATGCACGAGGCAATGCACGCTTCGTTAGCACAGGCTTTGAACAACCCAAACTTAGCGGTTACTAAAGAACTCTTTGCCTTTTTCTCAGACATACAGGGTTCTCTATCTGGACTCTATGCTGGGGAAAGTATGCAAGAGTTTGCGGCAGAGCTGGCGGCTAACCAGCAGCTAGTTGCTTTGCTTAAAGGGATGAAACCCCCTAAGGGGAATCAGAGTTACTTTGCCTACATAGCGGATATTATTGCTAGGTTCTTTGGGTTTCGTAAGGATCAAACTGCATACACTGAGGCCGTTCGGCTAGTAGAGAACGTGCTAGATATATCCCAAGACGTAGAACCCTCCTTGGAAACTAAGTTGTTTAGCGGCACTCCCGCTATGGGTAACTCCGCTATGGGCGAGTTACTGACTATGGGCTCTACGTTAGTTGGCAAAAAGAAGGAAGACCTACGCAACACTATCTCTAACCTTACTAATGATGCGGGAGCTAAGTCTCTACTCAGTAAGGTGTTTGCTGGGCTTCGCCTTAACGATCTTATCCGGTTGTATAGTAAGAAAGTTCCCCAGCTTGTAGCCCTACGAGATGCCATACTTCTCAGGCAGGGGCAAACACAGATTGGGCTTCAGCGCATTCAAAAAAACTACCGTAGGTTTAAAAAGATAGCTAAGGCTCACCCTAATAAGTTATTAGAGCTGGGGAAAATTGCCTCGGAAGCCCGTAGACTACGGTTTGACCTAGTAGGCATACACAAAGAGTTTGACCCTAGCACGTTATCCCCTGCGAAGCAGGCTCAGTTTACCGCACTTTCTAACCGGTTAAGGAACCTAGATAAGAACGGCGACTTGCAGGGTATGTATAAAGAAATAGTTATGGAGTACAAAGACTCCTACAACAAGCTACTTAAGTTTACCTTTGAGGGAGTAAAAGCGGGCACACAAAAAGATATATTGATGGCCCAGTTTACTAGGGACAATCCCATTATTGGGTATGTGCCTTTCCGCCATCCCGGGGAATACTTCATAAGGTACGAAGACATTAATACCAACCAAATAATGCAAGTTGGGTTTGTTTCCAACGCGAAGAGAAAGGATTTTATAAGGGATAACCAAGCCGTTATAAAAAAGGATTCCGAGACTTTTACAGACAGGATGGAGGAAGTTACTTTTGACCCTAAGGGAATGCCCTCTGGAAGTTTCATAGCTAAGTTAATGAATCAAGTGGAAACCCAAAATCAAAGGGATCAAATTTACCAAGTCATGCTGTCTATGTACCCTGATTCTTCTTTCATGCAACGTACACGCAAAGCGGATGAACTTGGTGGAGAGAGCTACGACCTACTGCAAGGCTACTCGGAAACTGCACTCCGGTTTAACAGCAAACTAGCTAACCTAGCACATGCTCCAGCGGTTGAAGAGGCACTTGCGGGCATTGCCGAGTTGGGTGCCAAAAGAACAAACTTAGATAATGGGGATATCCAAGCCGTTGCTAACGAGATAGGGAAACGTAGTGGGTTTATACGAAGCCCTAGCTATCCAGCTATGACTGGGTTCTTAACAACTGCGGCGTATAACTTGTACTTACTGGGTAGTGTGTCTGCGGCGGTGGTTAACCTAAGCGCCATAATAATGCTGGGCTTACCAAAACTTGCGGCAGATTTTACCTTTGGAAGTGCTAATACCCAAATGCTAAAGGCCATGAAAGTAGCAAGTAGGCGTGGGGATAAAGGTTGGCAGTTTGATGAGAGATACAAAACCCTAGTAGAGACTCTAGATGAGTTTGGGCAAAGGGAGCATACGCTACAGAAGGAACTACAAGACGGTGCTAACGCTTCAGTTGACGAGTTTGATTCTGTGGGGTCCAAGTTTTTGGACATACTGTCTTACCCGTTTACCGCAGCAGAAAAATACAGCAGGGCTACTGTTGCTATAACAGCCTATGAACTAGCACTAGCTTCGGGCAAGACAAAAAAAGAAGCCTCGGTTTACGCTAGACAAGTTGTTATGGATGTTCATACCACGGGTATGGCTGCTGAGGGACCACGGCTGGCACAGGGCTCTATTGGTCGAGTTATGTTTACCTTTAAATCTTGGATATGGAACAGCGCCGTCCAAACTGCTTTTGCGGCTAACGGTGCGGTCAAAGGTGCAGACCCTGAAACTAAACGTAAGGCAAGGTCTGAGATAATAGGCATCTACGCTATGAGTGCTACAGTAGCAGGAGTTAACGGCTTACCTTTCTTTGGTGCTGCGGCTACCTTCGCTAACATAATTGCAGCTCTTATACCGGACGATGAAGAGGAGCCTTTTAACGCTAGGACATGGACTCGTGAGTTTGTGGGGGACTTCGCCTTTAAGGGTCCAGTCAACGCAGCTACCAACTTAGAAATTTCTAACCGTACTGGTATCGCAAACGGATTATTATTTAGAGAAGACCCGTACAGTATTGAGCAAAACGGCTATGTGCTGACCGCTATTATGCAGGCTATGGGCCCAGTAGGCAGTTATGCCCTTGGGGTTGAACGGGGGGCGGGTAAGCTGTTAGAAGCCGGGGAGTACTCCCGCTTTATGGAAACTATACTACCCAGTGCAGCGCGTAATGTACTTAAGGCAGGGAGGTACTACTTCGAGGGGGCCCGTACTATGGACGGCGCACCAATAGATACAGACATAAACGGCTACAACCTATTCATGCAAGCCTTTGGTTTTTCACCGGCTGATTTGTCTAATACCTACGAGAAGAGAGGTGACGCGGCTAACTATGAATCTAAAGTGTTAGCTCGCAAGCAAAAAATATTAAAGAGGTACTACATAGGGGCAACTACTGGGGACTTAGAACTGGCCAATGAAGCGGCTATGGAGTTGATGAAGTTTGCCCAAAGATATCCGGCGCTGGTTAAGTCAAACACTTTGTCGAGCTCGTTTAAATCTAGGCAGTCTTACGAACAGAAATTAATTAAGGGGCTTAAGTTTAACGATGCTCTTACCCCTGAATTAAACGAGAGATTCTTTGATGGCGACTAGACTCTCCATACACGGATGCCCCGCACCCCATCTTCTATAACTATTTTAGTAACCACTTTATATTTGTGTCTACTAGTTTCAGTTAGGATAATTGCTCGGGCTTGCGGGGGCTTAAGGCAAGGGATAAAGAAAGAGGCCCCTGCCTTAAACGCTTTCCAGTTAATCTGGTAGGTCAGATTCTCCACTTTCATGCAGCTCTTCCGCTAAAGGGACAAAAACCTTTGCATCCAACCGACCACCAAACTCTGGGTGGGCTGTGTCAAATACTATGGACCTAGTGGCTGTACTAGCCCCCACAAAACCCTTACCTAGGTGAAAGTTTTTAGTCTCCAATATCATACCCGCTGCGGTTAGCTCCTTAACAAAGGACTTATAATCAATCCCGTTTTTATCAAAGTCATCACGCAGTCTGCTTACCGACACGTACATCCTGTTTGTATCAGGCTCAATCCGAATATATAAACTTCCTCGGGGTTCTAGCTGAGGTGCTTTAACTCTACCCGAACGCCTATCGTTGCCACTTTCTACTACCAAGGTGTGTATCAAGTTGCGGTTTATAAACTCCCCAATGTTGCCTGCGTTTGAATCAATCGGAGCCACGGTGTCATCACGCATACTGCTAAGTATAGGCGCAGTATTCTTATATATACGCCGCATATCAAAGTTAATAATCCCCAGCTCAGTAGCAATCATACCCGCAGTAATGTTCGCCGCAATAATGGCAGACCAGTTTCTTTCCCGCTGAGTAAGGTTGAGCTCGGAGTCTATCTTGCTTTGTACGGATTTAATGCGCTCTCTAACAGCGTCTATGTTGGCTATAACATGCTGCATGAATGGCACAATAGCGTGTCCGTAGTTCGCATTTAACTGGTGGTCAAACATCTCCTTGCCTTCTGCTGTGCTGACAATGCTAACGTCTTGGTACTCGATAACGAACTCGATGATACGCATTAGCTCCCCGTCTGGAATCCCCTTTAGGTGCTGTAGCTTCTGGTAGAACGAAGAGTTAGAAGTAGTTAGCGTTATGGTTCTCCAAGTGGTCAGGTTTTTACGGTTGGCATTAATAGCCGCCTGCCCTCTCTCCTTACCCTTACCCTGTGAACAAGCGTAGGCAAACCTACCCACCTCCTTGTCTTCCATGTTAGTGAGCTCGTCCATAGTGTTTACTATGCTGTTAAAAACGCCCAGCTTGTTTATCCTACCAACCATTGTGTCGTCTGGGGTGCCTAGTAGATTCTCAGGGTCACCACATATACTGTTTGCCATACGCAGCACTGTAGTCTTTCCAGTACCTGCATGTTTATGCACTAGGTTAATCAACGCACCCTTCTGCCCTGTTAGTTTGAGTAAGGGGGCCCCGAAACCACTCAATGCCGCGAAGGCTTGCACCTCTAGTCCCGGCCTGTTGTAGATGTTAAACACCTCCTGCCACTTAGCGTATGAACCTTTCGGTGCGAAGTGCGGAGCGTATGACTCAGTTATGCTTGAAGCCGGTGAATGGTAGCAACCGTCCACAGTTATCTCGCGTTCTCCGACAATAAACTTGCTGTCATTGTCGGCCCATCCTAGTTGTACTCTCATAAGTTTTGCCCTGTTCATGTCCTGTGATTCTAAAAGTGCATTTATTACATAGTCAGTAAGCAGTTTGTGCTGTGCTCTGTGCCCTATGATGCCGTACTTAGCTAACCTCTGCTGGAGCTCTTTTTGCCCTAGGCAGTCAAACTTAATTGTGAACTCTCGTACCCCATTGTGTGCAGTATGCACCTTGAATACACCAACATCACCGTCTTCTGGATCAACCATAACTTGGTCTAGGTAAAAGTCGTAGCGATACACAAGCTCAACATCTTCCCCTCCTGTGTAGTAAACACCACCTTTCTCTCCTAGGGTGTACCCACTAGGGTACTTGTTAGCCTTAACGGCCTTGGCGGGCGCAAGAACCTTACCTAAACTTATAGGACTAGTAATCTTTCCCTTGTGGGGGCAACCTTCGCAACCCCCTTGGTTATTTTTCTCGAACTCTAGGCAAGAATGCGGTCCCTTAATGCCTACAATTTTCCGCTCCACTGCATTGTGGTTATAGTCTGGGTGGCCCTCTGAAAGTCTATGTATTGCTACATCCCCATCCTCACAAAACTTTGCTATAGATAGGGCATTGAACCAACGGGGCTCGGACAACGTAGCTCTGTTAAGCAAACAATCACGTAGCTGTAGACATGAATCCTTCTTAACTAGTATCCGTTTAAAACTATTGTCCGTGTTCTGGTCGAGTAACTTCTGGAGTACAGACAGTTCGCGCTTAGGCTTAACAGCATCCACTGCGTCTGAGGCGACCCCCAATATTTCTCGTAGGGCATCTGGTGTTACTCGGGTAGTGCTTGGGCGTAATACTTTTACTTCTCTTGCGGGTTGAGACTTCTGGTTAAAACTTCCCGGCACTCTCAATATACGCGAAACATCAAAAACGCGGGGGTCAGCACAGAACTTCTGGGTAACGCAAACCTGCTTCAATCGGTCAGCTATGGGCGACCACCTGTCCCTAGGGACTTCTTCGGTTAACGCCCAATAGGCATGTAGCCCATTACCAGAGTCTATTATTGCAGGGACAGGTAAACCTACAGTATCGCAAAACTTTTTTAAGGCCATACTAGCTGTAGCTTTATCTACATACCCTTTGGGTAACCCTGTAGACTCTTCTATCTCATTTGCCTTGGCTTCCCCACAGTCTATATCTACCCAGACGGCTTGGAGTGCTTCAGCGTTATCAGCAGTTCTGTTCTGATCTGTCTTAAACTTAGAGAGGGCGAAGTAGACATGTTTGTTTTGCTGTACAAACTGTTCAACTATTCTATCTACCTCTGCCCTATCTTGGGTAAGCCTAGTATCTAGTGGGCCACCCTCGTCCATACCAACCACACAGTAGAAGCCACCCGAGGGCACTACATAATCTATGAGGCTAAAAGCGTTCATCGTTGGCGGTACTCCGCTATCAGTTTAGTTATGGCACCGGTCATTCTATCGGAAGGTTCGCTAGACCCAGAAAACCAATTGTACACCGCCATCCGGCTTACCCCCAGCTCAAGGGAAACTTGAACCACCGGCACTTCTTTACGAATGCACAGACGGCCTAGCTTCACCCCGAGATTGGTTTTATCGGCTTCCTTATTGAGCCTAACGAGTCGTGTTGTATACCCGTAGCTCATTAGTCTCCCTCACTACCCCAGATATCAATGATTGATGCAATCTCCGCATCGTCGGCCGGAGTGGGTTCTGCGGCTTTCTTTGTACGCTTGACTGGCGCTTTTGCCGCGGCTTTCGTAGGTGCTGGGGAATCTGCAAATGGGTCTGCATCTAGCTCGGCATCTGAGACAGCTTCTTTCTTAGCTACTGGGATTTCATCTGGCTCGTCAACCTCGTCAACCTCGTCAGGTTTGGCAAAAAAACTCTTTGCCGTGTCAGCAGTGAAGCCACCTTCCTCTTGGTCAAACGGTGAAGCAGGTTTGTACGGTAGGTATTTCGTAACTTGCACACCGCGTAAGCGTAGCGATACCCCTGTAGCCGCCATCTTATAAGGAATCATCTCTAGGGCTGCATTTACTGTGCTGCCTGTAGTAAGCATGAAGTCCTCCCCAAGGCGCTCGTTCTGGGCATCGAACTGAGCAGGGGAGTCGGTCGCCGTCCCACTGTATGCTGCTTTCAAAACTGCCTTGGCCAAAAAAGTGCCATCCTCTTGTTTCTTAAATGGCATCTCTAACGTAGTAGGCCAAGACTTATCACGCTTAGCGGCGTTCGTGTAAACCTCTTGCATAATGCTATAGAGCTCTTTGGCTTGGGTCTGTGTCATCAAGAAGTCCAGCTCATACTTCGCGCCGTCTTCTAGTGCATCACATGGAACGCTTTTGCCGTTCTTTCCCGCGGTGTTATCAAACCGGTAAGGCCGGTCTAGTCGTGGGTATCGGGCTTCTACGTTCTTGATTATGTGAGTTTGGTTAGCCATAAATAGTTCCTCGGTATCCTGTTCAAAAGGATTGGTTGAAGGGGATGCAGCTTTAATTAGCCTTTCCACTTTTGCTAGTTCTTCCTCGGCTAAAGGTCGAACTGGTTTAAAATAAACACTGTTGTATCCATTAGTCTCTCCAAAGTAAATCTCTGTTAAGACATGTTCTACTTCTTCTTTGTGCTGGGCCAAGTGTTCCACGTAGCTGCGTAAGCTGTACTGGTTAACCTTCTTAGAAAATAAGCTCTGTCCACTTAGTCTTAAGCTACAGATTATATTGGCTTCCGGTATTGCTAATGTAACTACGTTAAAAAACTTGCAGGGTGCGCCACTACTGTACCCACCCCTTCTAACGCTTTGCGAGCAGTCTAAACAACGGGCTGCTTGTGGCTCTGCGACTGCTGAACTAGGAAACTTTCCATCTGATGACCAACACACTTGCTGCTGGCTCTTGTAGTAATTCCTAGCTAATGCCCCTCTATCTGTTATTACTACTTCTATAGAGGGCAGAGTTTCTTTAGTGTCAGGGCGGATAAAGAACCCATCCTGAGACTGTAACTTCATCATGCCTTCGTGGGCTTGCGTACTGAGATAACAAACTTTCTGTTGATCTGAAGTCCCGCGGGGGACAGGTCAGGGTGCTCTTCTAAAAACTCTTTCATGCTGTTATTAGAAATTCTCTTCTCTAGTAGGTGTAGGGCATCATGCTCTTTGATAAAGTGGTGCATCTGCTCCCAATCACTAGTCCAATAGTTTGCCTGTACTCTTCTTGTCACCGTACCTGTGTTTGACTTAACACTGTCTAACCCTTGCTCATCACATAGGGCTAAGAGGTTTTCGGTAATTACTTCTTGCTGCGATTTTATGTCCTTAATCTCGTCTTCTTTAACTTTAATAGCCTCACGCATCTTAATGAATATAGCGGTAAGCTGGGCGGCTGTTTTCATATTTTACTCCTTAGTGGGGGGAAGAGTTTAACACCTAATTTTACATTGTCAAGCGTCTAACTCCTGTCTGTATAAATCAATTATTTTGCTGTGGTTACTGATGTTAGCGCGAAGCATATTATACAGTCGGCCTTCAACTTCACTCCCTGTGATATGCACAATAGTCATAGGGTTATGCTGGCCGGGTCTATCTATCCGAGCGTTAGCTTGCAGGTAAGTCTCTACGCTAGTAACTGGAGCGTACCAGATAATGGTGTTGGCCGCCGTTAGAGTAAGTCCATGCGAGGCTGCTTGTGGCTGGATAATAAGCACCTGCGTAGTATCTTTGTCTTGGAAGTCTTTAATTATCTGGTGCCGCCGGTTCACCGTTACCTTGCCCGATATAACATCGCAGGTCACTTTCTTCTTGGTCAGGAAGTCTTGCAACAAGTTTATCGTATGCGTAAAGGGCACAAATACTAGCACCTTATGTGAGGATTCTTTTATCACTTCCAACACGACTTGCAGCCTATTGCTAACGTCGAATTCTATAACCTCTTTAGTGTCCGTGTAGACCGCACCTCCTGATATCTGGAGTAGTTTATTTATATTAGTCGCTGCGTTTACTGAAGTAACCTGCTCTCCCCCCGCCTCCATTGTCATCTGCTTTTTGAGTAACGTGTAGTACTTAAACTGTTGGGGCGTTAGTGCTGCATATCTTTCTACTGAAGTAACCGGAGGTAAGTCTAAGCACTGATCTTTCTCAAAACGAATAGCGGGTTGTAGCGCGTTGTGTACTACTTTGTCGGCTTCAGGTTTCGGGGCCCACTTAAACTGCGTAACTCTATAGAGAACCTTATCCCTAAACTGCCCAAAGTATCTCGGAACGTTATCAGGGCTAACTAACCTAGCTAGACCAAACGCATCAACAGGGGACTGTGCCGCTGGCGTACCAGTAAGCATCCAAAGCCAAGGGATACCTATGCACAAATCCCTGAGTATTTTCCACCGGTCGGTCTGAGCGTTCTTGTAAGCACTAGCCTCATCCACAACAATCATGTCAAAACCCCCGTTAAGTATCTCCTCTTTAACAACCGCAACTCCGTCAAAGTTTATGATAACGAACTCAGAACCCGCAGCAATTATCTTCCTGCGTTGGGGTGCGGCTCCATGCGCCACTGAACAACTGCGGTGCATAGCGAACTTAAAAAGGTCTTCCTGCCAAGCTGATTTCATAATGGATAACGGGCAAATAACTAACACTCTTTTTATCTGGCCTATTTTCATTAGGTAATCCGCTGCCCATATAACTGAGGCTGTCTTACCTGTGCCCTGCTCGTTAAAGCAAAAGGCTTTTTTATGTAGCGTAAGGAAAGCAGACGTTTCTTTCTGGTGGGCGAAGGGGGTAAACCGACCTGTCCACGTATAGTCCCGTGTTATGGGGGAAGGGGCATCATGTTTTAAAGTAGTAAGTACCTGTGCCTCTAGCATATTCCAAGGTAGGGCCACGGTGTAAACCCCGTCTACCTCAGAGATAATTTTATGCTTCTTCAACCGCTCCGTAATTAGATGCGGTTGGGTCGTAGTTAAGACCATAGCCCTATCCTTAACTATTCTCATACAGTTTTCTTACCTTTCTTCTTACCTTTCTTCATTGCTCCGCTACTGGTGCGTGCATAGGAAGAGTTTTCCGCTTCAGTCTTAACCGACAGGTTGCTGCGGTCATTACCCCCACCTTGTGATAGGGGAGTCTTGTGGTTGACATGCTTCCCATCCCCCTTGGATACCTTACCCTCGGCCGTCAGTTTGGTACGGGCGGCATTCCGTTTAGCGCGGTTTTTCTTTTGTTCAGTAGTGCCTTGGTACTTGGCATACTCTGCTTTGTAATCTCTTGGTTTATTCATGCTTTGGCTCCTAATATGTCATAGTCTTTTTTAGCAAATCCTTCTTTGCTACCCCTAATGTAAGCGGCTCTTACCCACGTTGTTTTGCTGCTACTGAGTCTACGGATATGCCCTCTCCGTAAATGGCTTCTTACACCCCCCTCTCCATCGTTATTACTTTCGTATGGGCTATCCCAAGTCTCCCCATTTATTGACAGCACATGGTAGTCAAAAGATTTGTGTGTCCTACTTTTTTTCTTTTGGCCCCGCGTGCCTACTATAGATAATTTTGGGCTGGCTCTTTTATTTACTTTTACATTCTCCAAGGAAAGCAATACATGTAGGAACATCAACGAAATAACGCAACAACTGTATTGCTTTCTAGCTACCTCTTCTGCGCCGCCTCTAAAAAAGCTCCTAAGGTTTGCAATATGTATAGTCGTTGCAAGGTCATTATCTGCAATCATTAATGTGTACCCATATTCCTTAGGGACCATTAACACTTTACCCGCGAAAGGGCACCATTCTTGGTTTTTAACATTCCAAACCCCAGCCGTGAGTGCGATATCATTACTGTCCTCGCATTGTTCAGCTAACACTACCGTGGGTATATGGAAAACTTTTTCGTTTATCCTATCAAGTTCCTCAGCATAGTTTACAACGGCTTCATCAGGGTTATGTTCCCTAGCGAAGTCTGCGATTGACCCAGCCGTAAAAGAATCATGCTTTGTAATTGTATCCATAAGTACGACTGTTTTAGGGTAAGGGAGCCGGACAAAGTTACCGTTATGCTCGCCGAGTTCCTGTACTTCCTTCCATGCGGTAAACGTCATATCCGGCACATAAAACTTCGGGTTGGTTTCTATAAACTCAGCCATCTCTAAAAATCTTTGTTGCCTAGGGACTTCTACATGCCCCAATGTAGCTCTTTTGCGTAAATCTTTTGCCAGACTTTTATATATTTGCCAATGTTCTTTCATCCTTATCGTTCCTTATGGTGTTCACATTTAGTTACTGGGCACCAACCACATAAGGGAGTGGATACCGCATTCCATACTCCTGATTCTTCAGCAACTCTAAGGCGTTCAAGGTCGGGGTGGAACCCAGCAAAATAAGAGTTAAGTAACTCTCGACTATGCTCCTTGCGAATGAACTCGTTGCTTACTACATAAATTAGTGCTGACTTAATTGTGTTCACTTCAGGGAAGTGGGTGAACGTGGCTGCGGCTAAGGCATCTAGCTGGGCAGTATCCGCGTACTTCGCATTCTTTCCCGTCTTGTAATCTATGAGGTATGCCTTCTCCCCGTCTACAATAACTAGGTCGGCTATGCCCCGCCACCAAACATCTTTATCAAAGAACTTGCATGGGCCTAGGTCTGTGCCATCGTAGGTAAGGCCATACTTAAGCTCACAATGCTTCTCGCCGGGTATGTTTTTAAGGGAGGTTAACATCTTAGTTATGAAGTCAAACTTCTTAGGTATCTCTTCCCCATTCTTTATGTGTAGCTCCGCAGCTTTGTGCAGCTCGTTACCATAGCTCATTGCTAGGCTGCCTTTATCTTTAACGTCTTTAGCCACCTTAAGGTGATAGTACTTCTTTGGGCACTGTTTAAATGTACTTAAGCTACTGTAAGACCATGCAGTGGGCATAGTTAATCTCCTAGGTGGTTAGTTGCCACATGCACGCCGCAAGGGCAAACATGCTAATTACCGCTATGGCAGTCAAAACGGAAACTTTGTGTTGTAACTGCCTGTTTTCCCTACTCACTTCCGAAACACGCATATTAAGCGTATTGAGTTCTTTATGGGCAAGGCAAAGTACTTCATCGTGCAGCTCCGTAAGTCTTCTCCAGTTATCAGTCGGCATTCTATTACCCCTTAGTGCTAGGGTCATGGTGGAGTTTCTTCTCATATATAGTGGCCTTCTTACCTACATAAGTAGACTCCCCGTGAGCGTGCTGACTTATAATACCACCAGTGTTGAGGTAAGTTTTTATGTCCTCAGCAAGGGCCTCTCTTTCAGCGTCTTTAAGAAATTCTTTTGTGGGCTTCATTATTTAACTCCGTGTATTTCAATTAACAGGTCAATACAGTGTTTGGCTTTCCCTAAGTCTTCTAACGGGTTGCCCTTGTTCTTCCATCGAGAGATGTATTTAACTACGTTACCCTCTAGTAAACTTAAGCCATTCTTCTCGGCGTACTCCGCCGGTTGGATAGCCATATTTTTATAGTGCGTCCCCCCTGTCTGTCTGCTGAGTGCGTTAGCCTCTGCGTCACTTCTCCTCCAATCCTCCAACATAGCTTGATTTCTTAGCTCGTCCAGTTGCTCCGCGGTCATCGGTTTCTTTGCCACTTTTGGTATCGTTGCGTAAATCATCTGTGTTCCCCTTAGTTTTGTTAAAGATTTTATCCCAGTTGCTGCTTGCTCCAGCAGATTCCATATCTATTTTTAGCTTCGTAAACTCGCCGTACTTCTCTCTAGTGCCTACATTTATTGATTTACCTGAGTCGTCTTCTATTTCAACAAACTCGACATTAGGCCCTTCTCCCTTCAAAATAATATTAATCATCGCTCTCTACCTCCAGCAATTCAGGGTTCTCGTGGATGTTGCTGATTACCTCAATTGACTCCAGCGAAAAGTGATACATCTCTGTCGGATAGTCTTTAACATATGGCGATGTCGCGCACCAAGCGCCTTCGACAAACTCAACCTGAAAGTTTAGTGGGTTATGGTTCTCAGACTTAAAAATATCCCCCTCGTAAACCTCAACGCCGTTCTTGTCCTTGAGTCCGGTGTATTGCATTAAAGGCATTGAAGCCCTTTCTATATAGACAATTGAAAGGTGCTGTATATGATTACCTTCAATCATCCTTGGCGGCTTTGAGTCCGCGTCCCAAGCTCTAAACTTGATTTCTCTCATGTTACAGCCTCGTATGTTTTGTCAAAAATGTCTGGTTTGCAGGGGTAGAACTCGCCGCTAACGCCTTTAATTATCCAATCTCCCAGCCTAGCCGTCATGTCTCCTTCAAGGGTGTGTATTCTAAGCAAAGGAGACCCTTTAGCATCAAAGTCAGTCGTAGCGATGCACCTGACAAAATTTAAACATTGATCTTTGCTTTCTTCAGTAAACTGCATAGCGTCAATTACTACTGGCTTCTTTCTATATTTCATCGTCCATCCCCCCGCTGTCGGCCAACCGCTGTTGCCTTTCCTCCTCAATATCGAAGGGGTCCACCCTAGACCATTCTAGGGTGTCTAAGTACTCATCTAACTTAATGTACTGTGGGTCTTTGCCCTGTATCGTAAGCATCGCCATCATCCCCGCTGTCTTCGTGAAGTTCATCATCATCATCATCATCATCATCTTCACCTAATAAGTCCCAAGTCTCAGATATGATAGCCAAAAGCATGTTTTTATCCACGCCTGTCCTAAACGCTAACTTAACAACGAGTATACCAAGAGTCGTTAAAGCAACTGCAACCCGCTTACCCTCGGCAATATCTTTATTGTTATTTAACTCGTCACTAATAACTTCGATCAGTCTACTTTCTAATCTTTTAATGCTGTTATGTTCTCGGTCATCCATAAAAATTATCCTTAGTTTGTGTTAGGTGGGGTGCGTACTCACAGTAATCATTAACTCCCCCAATTCAGAGCCTTTGCTTCCTGCTTGTACGACTAGCGTAGCGTGCTTACACGGTATGGACAAAGCCTAAGAGTCCTAGGGTTTGGCCTTTCTATACTGCGGGTGTTTTCCATGATCTGCCCACCGCCCGCTGGGACAGGGACTGCCTATTTACTACAGCAGTCCACTTCTACTAACAGCTACCGTAGGACTCCCCGTACCCGCCTTCACAATCAAGCGGTAGATCAGGGGCCCAAGCCGGTCTAATCTTCATAAGTTCTTCGACGCGCTGCATTGCTTTAACAACATCTACTGTTGGGGCAAGTGCTCCTATCGCATCGTGAACAGTCATAACAACTTTATATTCCTTAGAGACTGCAAGCAACTGCTCGCCAATGACAATCCGGGAAAGTGCTTGGCATACATTCTCTATAACCTTACCACCGTATATCCTAGTTGGCACTAAGGTGCGACCCTTGAGGGTATCGTATAGGGTTTCTGATTCCCCCTCCTCGTCTACTTCCACCCGCAGGTTTGGGTAACTTACATAAAGGCCATTGGGTAACAGTATACCGTCTTCACCATCTGCCAGCAGAGCGCCGTTGCATCCAAGACTAACCACCTTATCTAGCTGCATAGCCTTGAGTGCATTGCCTGCTTCTTTCCATAGCTTTGTAATCGCAGTGTAGGTTGCTCGGTATACTTTTATAATTCGTTCGCATTCTTCTATGGGTAACTTAACATTAAATTGCGCTAACTGTGCTTGGAAGCGATCCGGGCCCATGCCGTACCCACAGTTGTGCACTATTAATGGCCCCTCATCCGTCCCTATTGTGAAGCGATTGTTCGGCCCTGCGTAGGCGAGATCGAAGGTCTGCAATAGTCGCGGTAAGTTTGATGACGCTGCGCCGGTTAGACATGTTTTCACTCCTAGTGGTGAACCGCATGTTGTTGGGCTCGTACCCCTTGTCATTATCAATCCTATCCATCTCAAGAGCGGGTACATCCCACCCGTCAAGCGTTTGTACGTAGCTAAGGAACTCACTCCGGTTCTCTCTCCACCCTGCGTATACTTGTATGCCCCGCCCCCCATAACTTTTATACTGCTTGTTGCTGATGGTATGGCACCTTCCGATAGCGGATGATAGCCTGTTGAGTAGGCGTTCGCGGTGCTCGTTGTCTGGTAAGACCTCTGCATACCCCCAATAAAGTTTACGAGTGCGGTTGGCACTTTTTTTAGCACATAAATCACACCGCGTACTACTGAAGTTTTTGAAGTTATGGGTATCAATAGTGTGTTCCCCACCGCCACAGCCGCAACTAACAATGAGGGCGTTAAACCCACCCCGCGTGCCCTTGATGTAGCCCGTGACGGTAAGTTTGCCGCTCCGGTGTCCAATGCTAGGGACCGGATATTTACGTCTTGCACCACTGATGCGGTCTCCTTCCACTTGGTCCCGCACAACACTCGATGATCTGGTGTCAACCAACTCCCGCAAATGTTCACGGTTTCTTTTAAGCCTTTCTCCACTAATCCTTGGTGGCATATCCAATTCTCCCCATCCCAAAGTTTATCTTCTACAGAAACCTGTTCAATCGGCTTCCATCCTGAATCACAGAGTACTGGAGTTCCCTCGGAAATACAACCTAGTATAGTCTGCTTGCCTACAAACCGCTCGCCCTTGGTTATGTCAGCTACATCCTTACCGTATATACTCGCGGCCATAATCTTGTACACATCATCACCACGGGCAAACGCTTCTACTAGGCTGTCCTCCCCTGCTAACCATGCAAGCATCCTTGCCTCGATCTGAGACAAATCACAGTCAATAAATGAGAAGCCCTCGGGAGCACATATTGCATATTTTAGCTTAGAGCCGCGTGTTAGATTCTGCATATTTATCTTGTCGAACCCGCCCCACCTACCCGTATGTGCCGCGTAGTATTTTAGTGGAACGGGCAGTTGTCCTCGGCTTGCAATACCTATAAAACGTGCAGTCCGTGTTTCTTCTAGGGTTGACTTGACCCCTAACCTTGCAGCGACCAATGCTTGGACTTCAGGGTTCTCATGCTCGGCTAACTTCTTGAACGCTTCATCTGTCTTAGCAAACGCAAACGCTTCCTTCCCTGTAGTAAGGCTTATCTTGGTCGGCGGTACTACACCATAGCTTTCTAGTAAGGCAGCAAACTGCGGGTTGCTTGTTAGTTGTTTCCGGTCGTGAGTCACCCTCGCCATGAGTGCTGCTTTATCTTCAACTAGGGTAGCCAAGTGCTCCTCTAGTATCTCCTTATCAAGCACCAATGCCGGTTCGGTAAACATACGCATGGTTAGGTCAATCAAGTCCAGCTCAAAGATGGGTGTTCTCTTGATGAGCACTTGGAACAGCTTATAAGTCAAATCCGCATCTTGTACGCAGTAACCACCATAGGCGTGCATCTCTTCTTCCGTGAAGTCTAGCCTACGCTTACCAAGGGCATCGTTAACCTCTGTGCCTTTCTTGCCTAGGTTGTAGTAAGTAGCCAGCGCGGATAGGCTACCACCAACTTCTATAGTGTGAATAGCTCGCGCCATAGACAGCGTATCTACAATTTTCTTAGGGCGGATGTCGAAGTGCCAATTAAGTATAGCCATGTCGAACATCGCATTGTGTGCAACAGCTACACTGTTCTCCCAATCAAAGCCATCCAGAAAGGCTTGCACCTTTTGCTTAGGGCCGGTACACCACACAGTCTCACCATGATAGTTGGCCCTAGAAGTTTTAACCGCAACACCAATGACCTCAAACTTATCGGCGCGTATGTATTCTTCTAGGGTAAACTTTCTTAGGCCGTAGTCTTTTGCGTAGTAGGTTTCAAAGTCTATCGTGAGTATGTCCATGCTACCTACTCTCCCGTAGCTCATTAATGGCTTTTCTGTAACGCTGCTGTGCGCGGCTATCGGCTCTGAGTACGTCTTGCATATCACGCATCTCTTCCAGCTTTACAGCCCGTTCGCGTGGGGTTAGAAGGTATGGTGGTGGTTCTAGGGGTGTCTGGTCGTAGCTATTAGTGCAAGCCACTGCTTGGGTATCCTCTGCTTGGGTATCCTCTGCTTGGGTATCCTCTGCTTGGGTATCCTCTGCCCCCAGTAAGTGCTTCATTACTTCTACATCAAACGCTTCGCGCTGTATTTTATTGTAAGCCGCCTCTAACTTACTGCGCTGGTTCTCGGTTATGAAACCCTTACTCTTGTCGGGCGTAAGCAGTATTCGTGCAAAACCGTGCCAGTGTGTACCCCCATCTATGGCCCCAACTAGCCCACGCGAACGGGCTGTAGATACCCCAACTGCGAAGTCCTCGGGGTGTGTGTCCATACGGTGCATTACCATTTCGTATCCAGTGTCAGTCATTTAGTGCTTCCTCTAGTGTTTGTAGGTTGTGCTCATTTATTATTAACGCTATACCTCCTGCATCTGTTATAGCTTTTAGTTCCCTGTCTTGTAGTGCGGTAGTTGTATTACTACCAGCCTTACATTCAATGCCAAAGAACTTACCTCTGTAGCAGCAGACTACATCTGGTACGCCTGATCTACCCATACCAAAAGTAGCGGGGAAGAAGTAATAGGCGCTGTATGCCTTAAGCATTTTTACTACTTGGTCTTTAACTTTTTTCTCTGGGGTACTCATTATTAAATTGTATCCTTATAGGTTTACTTTGTAAACAACCAGTTCTACCACTTCCGCTTCATTAAACTTAAGCTGCTCTCGTCAATAGTATTAGCTGATAACGACTCGTAGTGCTGCTTCTGGTACGGTCGGTATGGTCGAACGGGGTTATCTACACGTTTCCTGCCTACAGTGCCTTTGAAACGTATATTGTTCTTCCTAGCGAGAGTTGATACAGACCCCTTTGGTATGTCTAGGGAAAGGCTTGCCTCCCGTATTGTCGTACCTAAATCTGCTAACCCTGCGACAAGCATAATAGTTTCTTCTGTGTACTTAGTCACGATACCCCCCTTATTTATTTTAGCCTCAGATACTTTCAAGTTTTTAAATATGTAATTATTGGGGTCCCCATCAATATGCCTAATTGTGCTAGGCGGAGGAGAACCGTTCATATAAACCCATGCTAATTTATTTAGGCTGTAACAGAGTCCGTGCAGCTTAATGTTGTGGTTTACGAGATTTTTTACAACCCCCAACCCATAGCGGCCACCAGATGACCTTTGTATTCTTATAAATTGCCCCGTGAAAGGGTTGTAGTGGAGATATCTTTTTATCCAATGCTTGTTGGGGTACTTGATGGGGGCTGTCATTTCTTATCACCTATAGGGTTAATGGCTATTCTTGCGTTTTAATTTCCAATACTCTGCTTTCGGTTACGCAAGAAACTCTTAGCCAATCCTCTGCTTTGGCTTCAGCCCTTTGACTTGTTCCGCGCACGTTTCCTATAATCCAAGATGAGCATCTTTTGGTTTTATACTGCACTAAAAAATATCCCATTACTTATCACCTATAGGGTTAATGACTAGTACGTTCTTTATCAAGTCAGCTAAATCGTGATGGCTCCACAAAGTAAGCTCAGGCGGTTCGCCTCTAATCGCAT